CGACACCTGAGAATCAACGGTTCTCGTTAGCGTGCAAAACGGGGCTTTTTATTACCATCAGAAAAGTGATATCACAAAGCCACCGAACTGAAACTGATATCATTACTCCAATGTTGTACATTCCTAACCCTATGACCACTATGAAGCCAAATAAAATGCCCGACTCCCCCAACGGATTGTTTACGCTGCTATCCAACCTTCCGGGGCCACTCCAAGCATTTGGGGCGGCTATCATCACTGCGGTTTTGCGGGTTTACTATGACAAGTCTGAGACCAGTTGGCAGCGTGTCGGCCTTGAGGGTGCGCTGTGTGCATGCCTGGCTACTGGCCTGTCGATGGTCAGCGCTTACTTTGGGCTCCCTGAAAACTCAGGCGTATTCATCGGAACATTCGTCGGTTTCATTGGCGTGATTAAGTTCCGTGAGTACATGGGCAGGCTGCTGGATAAGAAGACCGAGTGATATACTGGCCTCCTTAATGGAGGCTTTTTAATGGCTAATAGACCAATCGTTCACACAGGGGATAAGACCTCTACTGTCGGGCGCTCAAGAATGTTTGAGACGCCTGATGATTTGCGTGAGGCTTGCCTGGAGTATTTAGCATGGGCGCACGCAAACCCTCTGATTGAAGAAAAGCATTTCTCGTCTCAAGGCCAGATCCTAACTGCCGAGATGAAGAAGCCCCGCGCCGTAACCATTGTCGGCCTATGCCTGCACCTAGGCATTCATCGTCACACCTGGCAGAACTACCGCATCAGCGAGGAATTCGATCTTGTCTGCGATGAGATTGAAGACCGCATGAAGCAGTACAAGTTCGAGAACGCCGTTGCAGGGTTGATGAATCCTACGTTGATTGCGCGGGATATTGGGCTGGTTGATAAGCAGGAGATCGACCTTAGCAGCAAGGACGGAACCATGAGCCCTAAAGAGCAGAGTGCTGCCGTTCTGGAAGCGCTGAAACGTAAGCACGCGGAATGAATCCGACCGAAGTAGCGGCGCTCCGCACGGATCTTCTTGCGTTCTCGAAACATATGTTCCAGGCGCGCAAGGGTTCGGAGTTCATCGAGAACTGGCACCATCGCACTCTATGCGAGGCTTTGGAGCGAGTAGTAATCGGAAAAAGCAAGCGCCTGATTATCAATATCCCGCCTCGCTACTCAAAGACTGAGCTGGCAGTAGTGAACTTCATTGCCTGGTGCATGGGTAACTTCCCTGACTCCGAGTTCATCCACGCCAGCTACTCGCAACGACTGGCCGCTAACAACACGTGGAACGCACGCGCCCTTATGGAGCATGAGGCGTACGCGGAGATATTCGGCAAACCGGCGCTGCGCAAAGACAGCAACGCGAAGGACGAATACCGAACTGAATCAGGTGGAGTTGTGTACGCCACTGGCGCAGGGGGTACGATCACTGGTTACGGTGCCGGCAAGCTGCGTGAAGACTTCGGCGGGGCAATCATCATCGATGATCCGCACAAGGCCTCTGAGGCAACTAGCGACACGATGCGTCAGAACGTCATAGACTGGTTTGGCACAACGATGGAAAGCCGTCTCAACTCGCCATACACGCCGATCATCGTCATTATGCAGCGCCTGCACGAAGAAGACCTTGCGGGCTGGCTCCTGGCTGGCGGCAATGGCGAACAGTGGGATCACATCGATATCCCCGTGCTGGATGACGAGGACAATCCGCTGTGGGAGTTCAAGCACGACCGCCAGAAACTAGCCGACATGGAGAAGGCAAACCCTTACGTGTTCGCAGGCCAGTACATGCAGCGTCCAGCTCCGAAAGGCGGCGGCGTGTTCAAGGATAGCTGGTGGCAGTATTACAACGTCGGCGAAGAGCCTGAGATGAGCTACAGGACTATCTACGCTGACACCGCGATGAAGACCAAGGAGCATAACGATTACAGCGTGTTCCAGCTTTGGGGCGAATCAGGCGGCAAGGTCTATCTGTTGGATATGCTGCGCGGCAAGTGGGAGGCTCACGACCTTGTGCGCATCGCCAGGGAGTTTTTCAATCGTCACAAGGTTGGCAGTGGATACCTTAGATCGATGCGAGTGGAGGATAAGGCGAGCGGCACCGGGCTTATCCAGACGCTCAAGTCAGAAGGCGTGCCAATCCAGGGAATTCCACGCGACAAAGACAAGTACACACGAGCGCTCGATGTGGTGCCTCAGATCGCGACTGGTAACGTGTTCCTGCCTAAGCAGGCACCTTGGCTGAATGACCTGCTGTCTGAGGCGACTCAGTTCCCCAACGCAAAACACGACGACACGCTCGACCCCCTGATGGACGCGGTTGCAGAGATGCTGATTAGCGTTCCTGGCGGAGGATTGTTCCTCCCCGCCCGTATGCGCCGCTAACACCATACCCGCACGGTATCACCCAGCCTGTTACCGTGCGAAATAACTGTTCTCCGGAAAACAGTTGACGCCTATCGCCAGCCATATACAATCCATACATACAAACAGGAGGGGTTATGAATGAGCTGGCTTTATTCGCAGGCGCTGGTGGCGGAATACTCGGAGGCCACCTATTGGGATGGCGCACCGTCTGCGCCGTTGAGCGTGATGCCTACGCAGCACAAGTTCTGGCGCAACGACAAAACGATGGAGCACTCAAAACTTTCCCAATTTGGTCTGACGTGTGCAGTTTTGACGGAAGACCGTGGCGCGGACTTGTTGACGTGGTTTCTGGCGGATTCCCGTGTCAGGACATATCAGTTGCCGGGAATGGGGCTGGAATCGAGGGTAATCGATCAGGACTCTGGAAGCAGATGGAGAGAATCATTTGCGAAGTTGACCCTGAGCACGTCCTTGTGGAAAATAGCCCAGCACTCACTGTTCGAGGACTCGGAGTCGTCCTTGCAGACTTGGCCAAGATGGGGTTCGATGCGGAATGGGGAGTGCTTTCATGCAGAGATGTCGGCGGCGTTCACCTACGAGAACGAATCTGGATTGTCGCTACCAACAACCGGAGCCAACGAGGGGAAAGGATCTCAGAAAAGGCGCTATATCGGTTCTCCAGAGTACCGTGGGGCCAAGATGTCAGAGGGATTGAGGACTTGCGAGGAAGATCCGATTTACCTGAACCCCTCATTCGCAGAATCGGTCATGATGTGGCCTTCGGAATGGACCGCCTTAAGGCCATTGGAAATGGACAAGTTCCGCGCCTGGCAGCAACAGCATTCGATATCTTGAGCAAATGACATGACCGGCCCATGCGCAAAACAAGTCGTTACTTGCAAGATCACATGTGTAGACGGATCTGAATTCGTAGGCAGGAATGATTGCGACAGCCCTCGGCTCTCATGCCCTAGACTCGGAATGAAAACCGGAGAAGGCTACGAGCTTTGCGAAAGCGTGTGTCGTCAGAGAGGTCATGCAGAGATCCAGGCTGTTCGGCTTGCTGGTGATAAGGCAATAGGCGGGAAGGCAGAGATATCTGGGCATTCTTACATTTGCGGTAGCTGCAAGGGCGCGCTTGCCGACGCTGGAATAGCAGAGATCTCTATCAAATAGATTGACGACGAGCCGAATAAATTCAATAATCGGCTCATTCACAACACGGAGGCGGTAAAGATGGCAATTCGAGAAATCAGCTTTTTGGCATACGAAGCAAAGGCAGAAGGTGGCTACGAGCGCGACCGAAATATGCGCAATCTGATCACTGTAGATGTCAAGGCGGACACTGATCAGCTCGCAGCACAGTTAAGCATTGAGGAAATTCTTGCGTATTGCGACAAGGATCTGTTTCTTGATGCGATTGGCATATCCTATATCAAGCACTACTTTGATCTGGTGAACGCATAATGGCGACTGTTAAAGAACGAAAGCTGATCAGAGAAATAACTGATTTGGCTCTTGATGTGAATCTGACGCATGGCGAGTACACCATTGCTACCAGCTACATCGGGCATATTCACGCATTTGAAGTGCGAGTGCTGGACAAGGATCTGAATGTACAAGGCGACCCATATCAGTGGTCTCATCTCTCTGGCGGCGAGACTGAGCTGTGGGACGATAAGCAGGCTATCGAATCACTTCAATCCCGGCTCAACATCGTTAAAACATACCACCCACAATTCGACGCGGACGGGGTTAAGTTATGAGTAATTTGAATTGGGAGACAGCTCCAACAGACGCAACGCATGGTGGGAATTCCCCATATGAGCGCGGCGTTGTCACATGGTTTAAAGATGTTGGTCACGGCAACCACTCGTTCTTGAACGATGGAAGCATGCAGTCTTGGCACAAAGGAAGCGGCAACCTGCGTGAATGGAGCCTTGTTGAGCGGCCTAAACAATGGTCAGGCCCGCAAGATGGGTTGCCGCCAGTTGGGACAGTTTGCGAGTACTCGCTAGGAGATAGCAATTGCTGGTATGCATGCGAGATCAAATATGTATTGCGTGATGGAGATGGCTTGGTGGCTGAATGTCATCTTAAGCCGTCAATAGAGCAATATTTGAATACTCATTCATCCGGAGAATGCGTTGCTAAGTTCCGCGCACTAAAAACGTCAGAGCAGATTACCGCCGAACAACGCGAAACCGCAATCCGCGAGATCATGGATATTGCCGATGTGGATTGCCGGGTTACTGCGGCTCGACTGGTTGATGCTGGGTTTAAGCGGGAGGTGGTTTGATGTACGCAGAGCAATTCGATGATCTATATGATGCAAGACAAGCTGAAGACGAACTTGTATACGCAGGGTTTACTGTTCATGTAATTAGGAATAGGCTTGGATTTGCTGTATTCGCATACTTTTAAACAAAAGGCCCTCTAAACAAGGGCCTTGACTTTATCTAAAACACCATTTCACATCTGTCCACGATCCATAAACCGTGGACATTTGAGATTTGGTGTTTTTTCATTTGTCAAGTTTGCGCTTGGCTCGCTCGATGATTGCTTTAGATAGTGGCTCGCCCTTGTCGTCAACTAGCACTTCTACCTGAGTGCAGTAGCAGAAAATCGGGTTGGGTACGATTGAATACCAGATCGCAACTTCCTGAATAGTGAAAAGCTCCCCGTGCCTGGCTATATGAGATGCGCGGCTCGTGCTCTTAAGCGCTGACAGGTGGAGTAATTTAGACTTGATGCCTAGATCAGTCTGCGCCTGTTGCGCCTCTTCACGCCTAGCTGTACGCATTGCCCCGACAACTTCTGTCTGCGCAATACGGCTAGCGTCAAACTTGCTAACTCCAATCCTTGCTTCGATGTTCTCCGCGATCTTTCGTGGATTTAGTCCGCTTGCCATGCCACGAGACAGGGTAGACGCAAGATCGCCAACCATGCCGTCAGAGATCTTTTTCATCTCGTTGAACGAGCGCGCCTGCAGAAGACTAAGCCGGCGACGATATGGCGAGCTGGTCAGCAGTGAGTCTAGGTGCGGCCTGCTGACGGCGTAAGCCTCTGACTGAATCGCCAGGTTAGCCATCGTCAGCGCCGTTCCCTGCACATAAGCCGGGGTCACATACGCGGACATGAACCAGTTAGTTTGTGGCGTGCCTTCGTCGATTAGCTGGCCGATCAGCATGGAAATCTCGTTATCCATGTTGGCTAGCGTGAAATCATCCAGTTCAAAGATGTACGTCTTCTGCTCAGCGTTGACAGCGTTAAGCGTCACGACCTTGTACGGGATGCGTTTCAGGATAGCTAGAACGCCTTTCTGTACGGCGTCAATGCGTCGATTGAAGTCCTTGATAGCGCGCTGGACTCTCGCCTGCTGACCAGTCGGGTCCGTCTCGCTTCTTGGGATGATTGGCTCGCCCATAAAATCCTCTAATTAAGAAAGGCCCTTTCGGGCCTTTGATTATTGCACGGTTGCCGGATCTTCTGGCTCTGGCTCTACATCCGGAAGCGGAGTAAGCGGGTCAGTGTTTTCGTAACCCGCTGCCGTCCGCATCTCTTCTGGACTAAAGATCATCTCGCCAAATCCAACGCTAGAGCTATTGACCTCGCTCATGGTCTTGACGTTCAACAACTTCTCAGCATCAGTAGATTCAGTCAGCTCGTCAAACATAACTTCAAAGTCTTCGCGACGCTCAATAACACCATGATCCATCATCCACTCAACTACCAGTCGCGAATTAGGACCGACTTCATTAAGGCGACGACCCTGGCCGAACCGATTGAATGCTTTGATGTCCTCGTTACTTGCAAGCGTGCCAGTCTGACGGCCTACGATGATGGTAGAGCCGACTCCGATACCGGCGCCAACCTCTTGCAAGTTGACTTCGAACGGACCTACAGGATCAGGTACAGCAGACGTGATAGCGGTAACTGTGCCATCTTGCGTGATGATTGCGGAGTCGATGCCCCGGTTAAGGCCATCCACCACGGAGTCGTATAGCGTCCCGATTTCTGATAGCTGCATTCCGTGAGCGCGGGCAATGCTCTGCAAATCTGCATCTTTGCTGAATCCGACATGGATAGCACGAGCAGCAGCCTTGATGTATGCCTCGCCAGAACCGCCAGTAACTTTTTCAAGGGATATCAACGCGTTCAGAATTGGCTCGTATACCGACTCTGGCTCAGTAATCGAGCCAAACACGATAACGCGGCTAGGGTGCATCTCTACTTGTCGCGGAGAGTTGCCAGAGACTTCGCTGTGTTCGTTATAGGTAAACATCAGCGGAGCGCCGTAAGTAGGGCTCGCCTGATTGGTATCCCAAACGGAAACGGTAAGCGACCCACGCCAAGCCGGGATGAACTTGACGATAGCCGCAGCGCTGACATTCTTCAGCGGTTCATTCCACTGTTTAGAGTCCTTAACTTGAATGATCAGGCCGGCATAACCGCCAACCATCTTGCGCTTATCAGTCTCTTTGATCGCAGACCAGATAGCTTTCTTCTTAAAAAGCCGCTTAACGTCCTTTTCCCACTGAGTTTCATCGCGGGATTCGTCGAACTCGTCTTCGCCCTCAATGATCCATGGGTTCGTCTGCCAGGTCTTATTGAGGATCTGCATCAGTGCGCCGTGACCAACGCCGTGACGCTTGTAGACGCGGTAGAACTCGCTAAAGCCAGGATTTTCAGGGAATCCGTATTCGCAATACGCTCTCTCATGACGCTTTGTATCCAGCGCGCCAGTACCAAACGCAGCCAACTGACGAGACGCAGCGATCTGCCGTTCAGCCAGGTTATTCAGCGCCATCATCAGCTCAGGTGGTGCATTGACAGTCATAAAATAGGGCCTCGTAAATTATCCTCATTATACAGCTTGCGTGGATCGGCGGTTTAGGCTAAGGTTTGCGTACTTTAAATGGAGGGTTGGACGGATGAAATTGGTTGAGATTTTGGCTGAAGAGATGGATGTGTGGCCTGAAGGTGTTACGCACTTGACGCAATCAAACGTAGACCGCGAGATCTATGACGCTCGGGATGGCAAAAAAGAAGACTCGGTTAATTCTCTGAATCCTCGCTTTGATACTCGCAAGTCACACACTGAAGATCAGTACCCAATCGTAACCCGCGCCCAATGGCAAGCCGAGCGCGACCGTCAGAAGGGTGGCGAGTGGAAGCGGCATCGTGGGGGTCGAAATCAGCCGGTCGCGGGCGATGTTCTCGTAGAAGTAAAGCTGCGTGACGGCGACATTCAACAAGCAAAGGCTAGCGCTTTCTTGTGGAATCATTCGGACTGTGACGTTTACGCCAATATCATGCAGTATAGGATTGTCAGCCAGCCACAAGCGGAGGAACCAATGAAGGCTAAATTTGACGGAGTTAAACTTGAGTTTTCGCGTGACGGCGTGAATTTCAGCGAGATTGGGACTGCTCGCATCGAAAATATCTTCGACCTGGGGCTGACCGAAGCCAAGACAGACCAAATCGACGGCCCGATCAAGTGGCGGGATACTGTCAACGAACTAGACGCCTACATCGAGGAATACACCCGCGAGCGTGATGCGCTGATCGAGCTTCTGGCTAGCGAAGGGTTTGCATTGATTCCGCCAGTGGTTAGCGTTATGTCTGAGTTCGATGGCGCCGACATGAGCGATTGGCGGAATTGGAAGGCGGGCGATCTAGTTTCCAGCAAGACTGACTACAATGGCCAATTTACGAAAGACAAGCTGTACGTAGTAACGGCCACTTCTGTGTCTTATGGATCTCCGCGCGTAAGCCTTAATAGAGACGACAAAGGAGAAGCTAACGGCTGGATGGCTAAGAATTTTGAATTCCATAGTCGTCCATAACCAATAACAACCCACCAAAGCCCTCCTAACCCGAGGGCTTTCTTTTGTCCAGAATTTGGCATGTTAAACTATCGGCTATCTATTGGAGGGCTAGCCCTGTGAAAAAAACGCGTGTGAATATCCTGTCGGCGGTTAACGCTGACTCGATCAAGATTGAGCGCACGGAGGTAGCTGGCGAGAAGTACGCGGTTATCAAGAACGTGCTGTGGATGAAAGACAACATCGTGCTAAACGATGGCCTGTATTCTTCGTCCGAGAATGCCAAGGGTTATTCCTCTATGGATGGCCGCGTCATGCCTTTTGGTCATCCAGAGGTTAACGGTCAGTACGTCGCTATCAGCTCGCTAGACAACGCTGACGTGGCCGTGGCACTAGGCAAGCACTATGGCGGTGTTCACGCTCAGAACGTGCGACAGGCTGGAGAAGACTACTTCGCAGACGTTATGATCAACGAGCGCGTTGCCAAATCCCATCCAGACGGCGAAATGCTGCTGAATTGGGTTGGCAAGGCTGAAGACTACCAAGTCAACGGCGCCGATAAGCCAGATCCTGTGCACATGTCTACCGGTCTGATGACTGCTCGCGTGAATGCTAAAGGCGAATCTCGCGGCAAGTCGTACAGCTGGATCGCTACTCAGCAGTCCTATGACCACCTGGCAATCCTGTTTCACGAGCAAGGCGCTGGCGGTGATGAGGTTGCAATCGCGGTCAACTGCGAGTCGGTGATTAACTCTGTGTTGCCAGCTGTAAACGAAGACGCCCTAGACGACTCGTACGGCGAGAAACTTGCCATCTTGAGCGAGGCAGTCAAGGAGCGGTTTGCTACTTCGGACAGTTACGCATACGTGCAGGATTTCGATGATCGTGCGCTTGTGTATTGCACTCCAGAAGGCATGTATTCAATTGACTACCACTTTGAAGGTGATAATCCAATCCTAACTGGCGATGTGCGTACAGTAGTAGCGGAAACGTCGTACAAGGTGAAAACTAACACCGTCATGGCTAACTTGAAAGCTATGGTAAAATATTTCAGTACCAAACCTAAACAGCCTGTACAGGCAAACGTAATTGAGGAAGTAGATATGTCCCCTGATGAAATTCAGGCCATTGTAACTAAGGCGCTTGAGGCTACTAACGCTTCCGTTGCTGCTGTACAGGCCGAAAATGAAAAACTCAAAGCCGATCTTCTGGCTGTGAATGCTGCCGTTGCTGCCAATGCCGAATCCGGCCTGAAAGACAAGCGCGCCGCAGTAGCAAAAGTTCACGGAGAAGTTGTTGCAAACGCCTTGAGCGGTGAAGCTCTGGATCAGATGTTCGCTAGCGTGCAAACCGCTGCCGGCATCGTTTCTGGTTCGCCAGTAATCAACAGCGGCGACGAATACAAAGTTCCTAGCATGTCTGATCACTTTGGAGGTGCTAAGTAATGGCACGTTATCACCGCGTCAACCTTGACGGCGACTCGCTGATGAAGACCGAGACCCGCAAAACTGCAGCAGCTCTGCTGCCTGGCACCATGGCGGTTATCAACTCGTCCAGCCTGTTCGCTCAGCAAGCCACCGCTGTAGGTCGCATGTACATCATGGATGTCGGCTACCACCAGGGCCTGAAAATTACCGAGGCCAATCCAATTGGCGACAGCGCAGTCGGTAACTACTGGGAAGAAGGTCGCGAATACGCAGTTCGTGTTGCAGCCGCTACCGTAGTCGCAAAGGACACCCCTATCAAGCTTGCTGCTGGCGGTATCGGCGCTGTAGGCATTGAAGGCACTGACGTAATCATTGGCTACTCTCAGGACGCCGTTACCATTGGCGCAACTGCTGACTTCATCCGCGTTCGCGCAGTGTCCATCTAAGGGGACTTGAATTATGTATTTTGAAGCAAACGCGGACAAGAAATATCCGCACCTTGCAAGCCACTGGAACACCATGTGGGCTAACCGTAATTGGTTCGACAAGACCGACAAGGCAATGATGGCTGCTTACAACAGCGCAATGCCTAGCGGTATGCAGGTTAACGCTGGCGGCATCACCCGCGACTTCTGGGCCGCGATGGACAACCAAGTTGTCGAGCTGCGCAATACCGGCGTAGGCATGGAGATCCTGAATGACCTCCTGCAAGTACAGACCGTTGTGGATATCGGCAAAACCGCCAAGTTCTACAACAACGTCGGCCACATCGCGGATGACGTTACCGTGTCCATCGACGGTCAGGCTCCGTACAGCTTCGATCACGTTGATTACGGTCAAGACGCTGACCCAATCCCTGTTATCCAAGCAGGCTGGGGCGTTAACTGGCGTCACTTCCGTGGCTTGCAGACTGAGGGTATTGACCTCGCTCTGGACAGCCAGCGTGCAAAAATGCGCGTGTACAACGACAAGCTGGTAGCTCTGACTCTGGATGGCGCAACTAACATCCAAGTTCAAGGCTTCCAATCGCAAGGTCTGCGTAACCACCGCAACACCAAGAAAATCGACCTGAACGTCTCCAGCGGCGTCGGTGGTCTGATCAACTTGGCAACTGCTACCGCTGCCGAACTTATCGCCTTCTTCCAAGGTCCGTTCGCTACCATGCTGCGTACCAACCGCATCCCTGAGCTTGACGTTCTGTGGGTATCGGATGAGATCGGCGTGAACCTGGGCAAAGTGTACGTAGAGAACGGCGTGACTGTTGGCACCGTTCAAAGCTACCTGCTCCAGTTCATCAAGGTGAAAGAGATCCGTTCGACCTACGCTCTGGTAGGCAACGAAGCTCTGGGTTATGTCCGAAACCGCGACGTAGTAACCCCTCTGGTGGGCATGGCTTCGAGCATCCAAGCTCTGCCACGTCCTCTGCCAGAATCCAACATCAACCTGCGTGTAATGGGCGCGATGGGTATTCAGGTCAAGGCAGACGCTGACGGCTTGGGCGGTGTGGTCTACATGGCAAAGCTGACCTAATAAGTCAGTGGTAAAATCAGGGGAGTCTTCGGGCTCCCCTTTTTATTTGGAGAATTGAAATGCGTTATGAAGTTACCAAGGCATGGCAGGGCGTTTCGGTCGGCGATGTAGTAGAAACCGACACCTTGCATGATGCGCTTAAGTCCAATGTGCGCGAATTGCCAGAGAAAGCTAAGGAAGTCGAGGTGGAAGCCCCGCGCCGTGGTCGCCCGCCAAAGGATAAAGAGTAATGGCTAGATTCCGCGTCACGTACCCAACGAACGGCCTTGAGGCCGGCGACATCGTAGAGGCTGAATCATGCCCGCAATGGCTTAGGGGTAAGTGTGTATCGCTGCCTGATGAGGCTGTGAAGGTGCTTGAGGTGGCGACGCCTAAGCCTAAGGTAAAGCGGAAGTAACAAAAAAGCCCTCGCTTGGAGGGCTTTGTTTTACTCGAAAACAACGGTTGTCGTTGTTACCTGTTTCTCCATTCGCTTTAACCCTTCCTGCTGTATCTCTATGTCTTCTCGCCCATTGTCGTAGGACTGGTACGCGAATACTAAGGCGTAGGTGTCGCCTACCTCTTTCTTAATATGAAAGCTTACGTGAGCGCCGCGCTTGAACACCTCTTCTGTATAGCTGTGCATCGTTTCGGCGTCGTAGCCGTTCTCTTCGCACCAGTCATGGAACTTGCTGTTTGTATCAAGGTAGATCGTGGTCATTGTGCATCCCTCAGTTAGCGTAGAAATTTCATAACAACAGGCGCTATCTCAACAGTTTTCGTAACCAGAAACAAGTGCCCGTCATCGATAATGTGCATTTCAGCGTTAGGAATGCGGTTGGCGATGAACCCCATATTGCACAGCGTGATTATCGGATCGTCATTGCCAGCCAGAACAAGAGTCGGTTGCTTGATCTTGTGCAGCCAGAAAGCCGATGACCACCACCAGACTGCCATGCCTTGTAGCTTGTATCCGAGCTGCGAGGTTGGCGCCTTCATTTTGTTGGCGTAACTTGCGCACAGCTCAGGGTTATTCCGAAACGAGCCGCCGTAAATCTCCGGAGCAATCGCAGCCATATGCTCAGGGTTCGTATAGCGCTCAGGGCTAGCCATCATCATCAGAACCTTCATCGACGGTGGAACCATCGTTACTCCTGAAGAGGTGGCGGCTAGAATCAGCTTGGTGCAGCGATTAGGATGGTCATAGGCGAATTGCTGAGCAAGGAAGCCGCCCCACGAAACGCCTGCAACTGTTACCTCGTCGTAACCCAGCACGTCAAGCATTCTGGTGACGAGTCGTCCGAGGCTGCTAAATGTATAGGGCAGCAGAGGCGCGGGAGATCCGCCGACTCCAGGCACGTCGAACGCAATCACCTCAAGATCCTGATCAAGCGCATCAACGAGGGGAAATACAAGCTCCAGTGATGCGCCAATACCGTTAAAAAACAGCAGTGGCGTAAGAGTTGACTTGCCTGGACGAACAGCCGTGCGGATTGTCTGTCCGTCGATAATGACTATGCGGTAAACGAATAGTGTTGTTTTTATTTCCGTTAAGCAGCTCATTGTCATTCCCTTGTGTGTCGGCAGGATTACAGGAAACTCAGTACGCGTTCGTATTCTGCTGTCATTCGGTCTGCTTCGGCTTGGGCTTCTTGTTCGGTCTTGAAGCTGCCGATGATCATTTCGCCGCTGGTTACGGTGAAGGTGTTACGGGCTTTCTGTACGGTGAAGGTCATTTTGTTGCTCCTTTGGCTTTGGCGATTGCTGTGCGTGCAAGATCGAATTCTACTGTCGCCCGATCTGCTACTGATAATACCGCTTCAAGTGCTGCAAGCATCTCCGGAGCCGCAGACATAAGATTTCGATTGGCGCGAGTCTCTGGCCTAGAAATTCCAGGGATCGCAAAGCCTTCAGCCTGAACAATCTCGCCTGTTGAGCAAATAACATCTCCGTAACGATTAAGTGCCCACGGACCTTGTGTGTGACTCATTTTTGCTTCTCCGTTTTCGTTCGTTTTGTTGCGTGATTCGTAGGCTATTCCCTCGCAGATTCTACGTCAATAGAAATGGAAAACTATTTTCCGTGTGCTGACGGGTGGTAAGTCGCTGGCGTAAAAAAGCCCTCATATAGAGGGCTTCTGTTTTTAGCAGATGTTCGGACTGAGCCAGACCTTAGCGTCAATCCCTGTTAGCAGCTTGAATCGCTGTTTAAGAGAGTCAACCTCCGACTGATCCCAGCTAACCTCGCATGGAGAATAATCTGGACTCAGCGCGTAATGAAATCCTACAAGGCCATTGCTACCACCATCGTAATATGGCGGGCAAACCTCAAGCTCGTCCTCGTCGATCAGTTGTTCAAAATCACCCTCGTCTCGTGGAAGACCAACAAAAATAGATGCCGCTGAATCAATGCCCATTTGTGCTCTCCTTTGTTTTGGTGAGTAGGACTCTATAGCCGCTTCGAATTCACGTCAAGCAAAAATGCTAAAATGGTCGAAACTATTTTCCAGGTGGCGAAAATGCCGACGTTGGCGCAGCTCAAAGAATTTCTAACCTCGATGGGCGTACCTCTTGCGCCCGACTTCGTGCTTGAGGCGCTGCTTGAGATCGATCCTGACGTACAGGCATGTCTTGAGGCACAGGGCTTGAGTCCGGCAAAGATCCTGCTCGCGTACCTGTATCTGTTCGCACTTCAGGCGCTTCCGGCTTCTTACAAGTTCATCAGCTCGCAGACGGCGCCTAGCGGTGCTAGTCAGTCGTTCCGCTACACCAATGAGGCCGACGCCTTCCGTGGCGTGCGCTCGCTTCTGTACGGACTGGACAAGAACGGCTGCACCTGGGGACTTATTCCAGAAAACGGAAACGCTGCCGGCCTGTGGGTTTCTACTGGCGGGACTTGCTGCTAATGGCCTACATGTCTGAGTGGTACTTCACCGAGATCGCCACCGTCTACCCACGGCTCGCAGAGAGCGACTGGGGCGGCGGCATCAGCTACGGCACCCC